ATTGTAGAGTTTAAGGATTTGGACACAAAAGAACTTGCATACATATTTTTTATGCATGATCATAGATCCCCCTATGCTGTGTATGATATATCTCAAAGGCATGACGAAGTTGTACTAGGATTATACGGTAAAACAAAATGGAAAGCTAGTAATAAAGTTCTTGCAGCGTGTGATAAATATAGAGAGCTAAAAGAAACTTCTGCAGTTAAGTTGCTTAAGTCTGCTAGGTCATCTGTAGTTAAACTAGAAAAGTATTTTGAGTCGGTGGATTTAACACTAATGGATGATAACGGCAGACCAATCTTCCATGCAAAAGACTTAGTTGCTAACCTTTCTAAGATGGGAGATGTAGTAGATGGGCTCTCAAAACTAGAGGAACAGGTTAGAAAACAAGAACAAATTAACACAAATACACGCGGAGGAGTTGTAGTTAACAAATATAGTTCGTAAATTAGGCACCATGGATTTTTTAGAAGATTTAGAAGATTACAATAGTGCAATGGATAACGCGTATAATTTTGTGACTAAGAAAATAACGCTCGATGATATATTTGAGGCAGCAGAAAGTGAAGGAGAGCTAGTAAGCTTTTACTTACCTTTTGACCCTTTAGATAGTGATGGTAGAGATGAAGGAACTTTAGATTTACTTATAGAGCATTTTACAGAAATAGAAGAATACGAAAAATGTCAGGAATTAGTGAACATAAAGACCAAGTTTTTAAAGACACAAAAGGACTAGCTCCAGCAGCTAATTCGTATATAAAAAACGGTTACTATACAAACGCACTCCCCGGTACAAAACCTTACTATGAGTACTGGGACGAAGAAAGAGAAAGATGCCTGTACGGATATACTCATAATGGAGTAACTATTACAGGTAATCACTATTTCTATCTTAACTATTGCCCGATTGACAGATCTGTTGATCAGGAATTACCAGATGGTACAATTATAGCTCGAAGAGAGCGTACATTCCCAGCATTTTACGATGGAGATTGGAAGTACTTTACTGCAATAGACAATTGTAGAAAGCAGAATAAACATATGACAGTATTAAAAGCACGTCGTAAGGGATATTCTTACAAAGCTGCTGCAATGCTTGCTAGAAACTATTTTCATTTACGTAATAGTAAGAATTATGTATTTGCAGGACAGAAAGAATACTTGATTGGGGACGGTCTACTGTCTAAAGCTTGGGATATTCTATCATTTGTAGATGACAATACCGCATGGACACAACCTAGACTTAGAGATAGGGAGATGCACAAACAATCTGGATATAAGAAGAATGTTAACGGAGCGTTGGTAGAAATGGGGATGAAGTCACAGATTATAGGTGTATCTCTTAAAGATGATCCGGATAAAGTAAGGGGTAAGGCTGGTGAGCTTATATTTTTTGAGGAGGCAGGATCATTTCCAGGATTATTAAAAGCATGGGAGGTTGCTATGCCAACAATGCGCCAAGGTAGTAAGACTTTAGGTACGATGGTAGCATTTGGTACAGGTGGTACAGAAGGAGCAGACTTTGCAGGTATGGAAGAGATATTTTACAATCCTGAGTCTTATGATTGCCTAGCTTTTGAGAATATATGGGATGATGGAGCACTAGGATCTGTATGCGGACACTTTGTTCCTATATATGAAAACTTAGAAGGGTTTATAGATGATGATGGTAACTCTTCTGTAGAAGAAGCTAAAGAATTTGAAGAGGGTAATAGAAATAAAAAGAAAGGTACTAACGATCCAAAAGCATATGATCAATACATAGCTGAGCATCCTACATGTCCTGCTGAAGCTACACTACAAGTAGCAGGTAACCTGTTTGACATAGCATCTTTACAAGAACAATACAATAAAGTAAAAGCTAACAAGCTACATGCAATAGGTACAGCAGGATCTTTGTATTATGGTGAAAGTAATCATATAAAATTTAGACCTGATGGGGATGCAAGACCTATTATGAGATACCCACACCGTAAAGAAGATAATTTAGAAGGGGCAGTAGTTGTATATGAAGGTCCTTTTAAAAATCAACAGAATCAGACGCCTCATAACATGTATGTATTATGTCATGACCCCTATGGACAGAATCAATCTGCAGATGCTAGCTCGTTAGGAGCTGCGTATGTAATAAAACGTATGAATAATATATCTAAGCCTGATGATATGATAGTAGCTAGTTATGTAGGCAGGCCGCACTCTCAAGACGAATATAATAGAAATCTATTTATGTTATCAGATTATTATAATGCTAAGATAGGATTTGAGAATGACCGTGGTGCTGTAATACAATACGCAAGACAGCACAGAAAGTTACACAGATTACAAGAGGAGTTTGAGATGCTGGATAAAAAAGATTTACGTTCTAAAAATGTAAAGAGGCAGTATGGTATGCATACTACAGAAGCTCGTAAAAGACAGGGCGAGTTATACATACGAGACTGGCTAAATGCAGTTAGATCTGTAGATGAGGATGGTAAAACTACACTTAATCTGAACAAGATATATGACATGGCATTACTTCAAGAGCTTATAAAGTTTAATCACAAAGGTAACTTTGACCGCGTAATGGCACTTATGATAGGTATGTATCATACGCGCGAGCTTTATAATGCAGAGGTAAAAGAAATACTAGAAGATAATTCTGCCAACGATTGGTTTGATCAGAACTATCGCTAGTGTTATATATGTAAAGAAATGTGTAAAAACTATACACATAATAAAAAATCAGATAAAAAAACTTAATTTTGCATACATATGTATTTAGGGGGAGACAAAATACCGCAGCAAAAGCTGCCTTTATCAAAGAAAAATAAGAAGTGGAGAGAAAGCTGTGTAGAAGCCTACATAGATCTTTCTAATCAAGGGGTCAACCAAAGAAAGGATGACCTTAAACGCTTATATGATTATTACAACGGTGTAATTTATGAGGATGACTATCGTTACGTTACACATCCTTACGGCAAGAGTCGTAACAATTTTCCCTCTAAAATGCGTAACTATCCTATTATCAAACCTATCATTGATCTCCTCTTGGGTGAAAAGTCTAAACGACCTCTGAATTACACCGTTACCGTACAGAATGGAGATGCAGTTAGTCAGAAAGAGCAAGCAAAGCAAGAAGCTATCTACCAGAATATTCAGATGCAATTCTTACAGTCTCTTAAACAAACTAACCCAGAACTATTACAACAGATAGAAACACCAGAGGATATACCTCTCCCAAAACAAATAGCAGATCAGTTTGAAAATAGTTATGTAGATAACAGAGCTATTAAGGGACAACATGCTTTAACATACATTATGCAATCTGAAGAAGTGTATGATAAACTACAAAAAGCATGGTTTCATTTCCTAGTATCAGGAGAAGTATACACGCACAGAGGTGTTAGAAACAAAGAGCCTTTTTATGATATTCTAAATCCTATTGATGTAGACTATGATAAAGATCCAGACATAGAGTTTGTAGAAGATGGGGACTGGGCTTTAGTTAGGAAATATGTACATGCATCTACAGTAATAGATTCTTTTTATGAGTCATTAACTGAAGAACAAGTTTTAGAATTGGAGGAGCCTAGACAATCAGATCCAGAATCTTACTTATTATACAGACAATCTCGTGCAGGCTCTGATCCAAATACATACAGAAACAGACTAATAGAAGTTGTAAATGTATATTGGAAGTCAAGAAAAAGAGTAGGCTTTTTAGAATACATGGACCCAGAGACAGGATCTATGGAAGAGATGGAGGTTGATGAAACCTTTAGATTACCTAAAGAAATGAAAGAGCAAGGTGCTAAAGTAACTTATCTTTGGGTCAACGAGGTATGGGAAGGTACTAGAATTGATGGTAGAATGTATGTTAACATTAATCCTGTAGCTAACCAAAGATTATCTTTAGACAATGTTTCTACATGTAAACTCCCTATAAACGGTAGAAAGTATTCTGATATAAACGCTGACAATATCTCTTTAGTATCTCTTGGTATACCTTACCAGTTGAATTACAACATTTACAAGTACAGATTAGAGTTAGCTATAGCAAGAAGTAAAGATATTATAGCTCAATTTGACATTAACCTTATTCCTAAGAAGTGGGATATGGACAAGTTTATGTATTATGTAGAAGGTACAGGTATTGCTTGGGTAGATTATAATAAAGAAGGTATACAGCTAAATCCACAGCATCAATCTGTATTAGATATGTCAATTAAGACTATACAACAGTATGTAGCGTTGTTAGAGTCAATACTAAACGAATGGGAAAAATTATCTGGTGTATCTAGACAAAGACAAGGTACTATTGGGGCATACGAAGGTAAAGCTAGTTCGCAACAAGCTATTGTACAGTCATCACATATTACAGAAGATTTATTTAGAAAGTTTGGTCGACTAGAGCAAAGAGATTTACAAGCACTTGTTGATTATTCTAAAGAAGCATGGCTTACAGGTAAACAAGGAATGTTTGTTATGCCTGATGGTACTACAGACTTTTTAGATTTAGATAGCATGCAGCACATGGAATCTAACTATGGTATCTTTGTATCTGACTCAGGTAAAGACATTGAAAGACTAGATCAGATGAAACAACTTGCACAGGCTATGATGCAGAATGGTTCTAAAGGATCTACAATTGCAGAAGTGTTAGAATCAGAAAGCTTTACTCAAATAAAAGGTAAATTAAAAGCTGCAGAAAAAGCACAAGAAGAATTAGAACAGGCTCAACAGCAAGCTGAACAGCAACAAGCTCAACAACAAATGCAAATGGAGCAAGCAAAAGCAGAACAGGAGCTGATTGAAAATGAAAAAGACAGACAAAAAGATATTGAGATTGCTTTGATTGGGGCAGAGTCTAGAAAGAATCCTGAAGCAGATGCATTTAATATGCAGAAGATGATGGCAGACTTTGAGATGAGACAGAAGGAACTTAGTGTTAGAGAGCGTGAATTAGAGGCTAGAATAGCTGATGACGCAGAAAAAAGAAGCATAGACAGAGAAAAAAATAAGGATAAGTGATATATAGTAAAGACATATCCAAAAACATATGTATGTGTACCAAGACCTACATATTTAACTATTTTTGTAAAAACTAATTATATAGATTATGAACCCAGAAGAAGAAAACATTGGACTAGACGACATCTCATTTGACGATGTTATTAGTGGCGGGTCAGAAAGCACAGAGGTTGCAGAAGACTTAGCAATAGACACACCAGAAGCAACTGACGAAGAGTTAGATGCGGATGCAGAAGGATTAGCAGAATCTGAAAAAGTAGAAGAAGAGGAACTAGAGGAAGAAGACTTTGAAGAGGATGAAGAGGATGACTACGAAGAAGAAGAGGAAGAAGATGAAGATCGAGAGCCTGTAGAATCTACAGTAGTCGCAGAGATCTTAGACAAATTGGGATATGAAACTGAAGAAGAGTATGATGATACTCCTGAAGGTTTGTTAGCAATGACTCAAGATATAGGAAAGCAAATGGCAGAAGATCAATTAGATCAATTGTTTGAAAACTTTCCTCTTGTTAAAAACCATTTAGAATACGTTTTGAATGGGGGAGAGTCAACAGAGTTTATGAAAGCTTATGATCCTCAACTAGATTACAACCAGATAGAGTTGGTTGAAGATGATACAAGAAGTCAAAAGGGCGTATTGGCAGATTATTTTGCAACAAAAGGCCACGATAACGAATTTATTAATGAGTTATTGACTGATTACGAAGACACTGGTAAATTATATCAGAAAGCTGAAGCTGCTAGAAGAGCATTAGGTAAAATGCAAGAGCAATCTAGACAGCAATTAGTTGCTTCTCAAAAAGAGCAGAAAGAGCAACAAGAAATTCAGCAACAAGAGTTTTGGAATGGTGTGTATGAGACTATTGAAAGTAACAATGAGTTCGCAGGTATCACAGTTCCAAATAGAGAGAAGTCAAAGTTTTTTGACTATATCTCGACACCTGTGACTAAAGATGGTCGCACACAGCGAGATTTAGATCATGCTGAAGCAGAGATGGAAACTAAACTTGCAATTGATTATTTGATGTACAAGGGTTTTGATTTACAAAAACTTGTAGAAAAGAAAGCTAGAACGTCAAATGCAAAATCATTGAAAGAAAGAATTTCTAGAAATGAAGAAAGAGTTAAAAGCGCACGAGGACGTCAAAGACGTAAGAGTAAGCAAGTAGACTTGGATGATTTAGATCTTAACTTTTAATTAAAAATGGCAATTTTAAAATGCAACTTAACTTTATAAAAATTAGATAATTATGCCACAATT